TACGATTTTGGCAAGCTCATCATCTTTCTCTTTTGCCTTTTTCTGCTCGGCTTCAAATTTTGCCTTATACTCGTCTGCTTCTTTCTTCTCTTGGTCTATGGTCTCCTTATCTTGCTCCAATTTCTCGTAATCCTCTACCGCTACAAATTTCTTACCTTCGACTTCTGTCACTTTGATTCCGTTTTTCATGATATATACACTCCTTTCTTTGGATTTTTCTATATGTGGTTGTCCCGGTCCGGGACGTTCGACCCTTCTCATTTGCCCGCCACATTCGGGACATTTTAATTCATTACAATGTTTATCGCTAGTCATTTTATAACCGCATTTGATACATTCACAATTATATTCTTCTGCTTTTTGATATATAATTATTTGAGCCTTTTCATCATTATCGAATAGAGCGGCTATATCCTCTAAACTAGTTATTGCTGGTAGATCACCGCCTAAGAATGCGATAGCAGATAAGACTTTTTTATATTGTTTCTTAGTGGATGGCTCGGTATAATCGTTTAATATTTCCGAGCTTATTCTCTTGTATGCTCCGTTTTGGATTAATTGATATAAGACCTTTGGCACTTCTTTAATATGAACCAGGATCTTATTCCCAACTTTCTTCAGTTTAGTAATCCAGCCACCGGCAGGCAGGCCGGTATTCTGTAATAATCTTTGTTTGTCGTCATGGCCTAATTTAACCATTGGTTTTAACTTATCGATAATTTCATTGGTATTGTTTACGATGTCATCAAGATCTTGATCAGTAATTTCGTGGCCATTCCATTTACCGGTAGCAAACACTTCTACATCTTTCAGCTCATAGGTTTGGGTAAATGCTCCCCATATAGCCAATTCCATAGCAGTCATAGTATTTTGCTCTGTTTCAACCCAATTACCTTCTTTATCTTGTTTCCACCCTGCCTTTTTGAGGCCTGCGTAGGCAGTGGCATTAGCCAAAGCCTCTTGATCATCTCTGCCTTTGTATTGCTCAAAGGCACTGTTGAATATCTTGATCCAGGTCTCCTGTGCTTTTTTCGGCATATTCTTTAGTTTCTCCGGAGGATTCTCTATCTTATATGGCATGATTAATCATCTCCTTTCTTTTTAGATTTAACATAATAATCTCTAATTAGTCCGAATCCTATATATGATAAATCTTCAGTAGTATCCAGAATACATTTTAACGTTTCCTGTAATTTATCTTTATAATTTCCATCGTCAATAGGCATTTCATAAAATACACGTGACTCTATTCTTTTACCATCTTTTAATTCGATATATTCATATTCTACATTTATCATTTTATTTTCATTCATAAGTAAAACCTTCACCCTTCATTGGCAAAGCTCGAGCTTTTAATTCCGGTTTAATCGGTTCAAATTCTTCGTATTTGGTTACCGGTATCAGCTGTGACCGACACATATAATGTAATGGCGGCGTAAACCTGGCTATGTCAGGATCACCGTATAAAAAGATTCGTCCATCGAGAGCAGCACAAACCTCAGTAGTCCGGTCATCCATAATAGCCGAGAACATTTCCCCGGCCATAATATCTTTTACGTCAGGATCTTCCATCATGTCTTGTCTGCCCTGGTTATAAGCATCTGAAAAATTAGTCCTGACTACATTCTCAAGGTGATATGGAGTTAATAACACTCCATCTTTTGTTTCCACTCCCGGAGTTCCTACATATTTCTTGAAAAGCTGATCCAACAAAAATATAATTTCTGTAGCGTTTGAACCGTTTTTCATACCGGTATATAATATCCCTTTGGCTTCTTTTAATATCGTATCCCTCATAATTCCGGCAATCCAAAAGGATTTATTCTTTAGATATTGCATCGCCTTTTCAGCAGGCAATCCTACATATTTATTAACCTTCAATTCGCTTTCTACTTCGCTCATACCATATCTAAATAACTCCTGCAGCCACTTCTTGACACAATCCCGGAAGTCGCCTACATGAGATAACTGTAATTTCTCCACTTCCCGGGCATTCTGGGATTCCATAATCTTTGCTTTGGTTATTGATTTTTTAAGGGCATCTTTTTGCCAACCTAAAATCTCTCCCAGTTCTTCTTTAGCTATCTTTTCAAAGTAATCTAAATTCTTAATGATCCTGGTAAAGTTACATTTCTTTTCATACTGATTAGGCTGCCTTGATAGATTAGCTTGATATTCTTCCATAAATCCACCACCTGCAGGCTTGGGTTGAGGTAAAACTATCCCTTCTTCTTTGGCAGGAATCTTTAAGAACTCCCGGACCCATTCTTCTTCTTGATTGATCAATCCTGCGTCAACTAATAGTTTGGCTATTTCAGCTTTGCCTTTTTGATCATCTTTAATCAGCGATTCAAATTCAAAGTAAGGATATTTAGGTTTGGGGAAGTTGAAGTCTATTAACCGTTTTATGATCTGCTCCCGGATAATGGTATCTTCGGTTTCATTGCCCAGGTAATCGAGAATATAGATAAAAATATCAAAATGAGTCTTGGAAAGAGCCCATGAACCTTTTTCTCCTGAGTCCATTAAGAGAGTACCTACTAAGAGAGATCTGGCTATCATGATATTATTGGTATCAAAAGCCCCCTTATAGCCTGCATCTCCCCTTCTAACAGCTTCTAAAAGTTCGGCTTCCAAACCTTTTGGCATAACTATTGCGGTATCGGTTTGAATGGTTTTTAATATATCCAGATATTCATCTTGTTTGCTCTTATTGGTCCCAGGTTCATAACGACCTATAACGGTAGGTTGACCAAACTTTTCGAGGAATACGTTCCAGAATCTTTGTATAACATCATTGGAGAAATAATAGCGGTAGGCGGCCCTGAAATCAGATTCGCCGTATAAGCTGTCTGCGTCATCATCATTGGGGTTATAGGAGAAAAGGATAAATTTATTGATGGGTAGAGGTGTATTATAATTCTCGACTAGGCCATCCTCTTTGATGTTTCCATGTTCGTCACAGGAGAAGCCATAGTTCTTGGCTTTACGGGTTTTAATATTATCTATGCCGATCATACCTTTAAATTCTCCATCGGGAAGGATCTTATAATTAATTTCCGAAACTGAATAACCGTCTCTCATGGCATTCCATATTTTAAGCAGGGTATTATTGATATTCCCTTTCATTTCCGAAAAGCAATGCTCTATAAATTCAGCCTGCTTTACCGCGTCCGGATCTTCTTCGTCTTCCGGCCTTATATTCCAGGGAGTAGATAGTCGGGCATGCTTCTTTAACATGAAAATAGCTTTGACTTGGCCATCCCGTTTCTGCATAGTGCGGTAGATATCCAGTCCCTTTTTACCTGCTAAGTCATCAGGATTATAGATTGGAAGATTACCTATGCCCCAGATATTATTACCGGAGCTGGATATCTCGTCCATATTCGGCTTTGACATCTTTTTTATAGCTTCTTTGGTATTCTGGTATATATCTTTTATATTCATTATTTAATTCGATATCCTTTAGGAAATCTCTGCCAAAAATATACCTTCATTTCAAAAAAATAAAAGTATAAACAATAAAGTTTACAATATAAAAAATTTATGCGTTTTATATAAATCCTTTTTGTAATATCTTTCTCCAGCTTTATTTTTACTATTGGTATATTCATAAACCATCCTTTAAAACAAAAAAAGAGGACCAAGGAAGAATGTTAAAAAACATTCTGAATCTTGGCCCTCTAAAAGTGGAGCTCTATACACTATATTCTATTTTTTATAGCATAACACTAAATTTATTCATAGTCAAATATATTTATGAAAATATTTTACCAGTCTTGCCCAGCGGTTGCTCGTCTCCCGGCGCTACGGCCTTCAATATTATTACCTCCGAACATATCCGGTAATAATTCATAGACAAGCCAAACTAATGCGTCGAGACGATCCGGGCTCTTCTCTCCTGGGACCCACTCGCATTGTTGGTCTTCTAATTCCGAGAAGTTTCCGACGTGGTGGATCCTACCTTGTTCATATAATGCTGATACTGGCTCGGCTCTGAGATATTTCCCCCGGGTAGCCCTGACGCTCTTATAAGATATGTTAGGCTCAATTGATTTTATGACATATTCAACCATATCACCGCCATTATTTACTTCACCAGTTATTCTATCAGCTTTCAACTTATTATAGGCAGTTACCGCCGCCCTACCCCATTCATCCGGACTTCCTTTTTTAGTGGCATCTTCTAAAACATAAACGTGCTTATCTTCACCTAAGCCACCTCCAATTATCCCGGTCTCAGAAGACATGATATTATCAGTGGCCTGAGGATCTACTGCAACTGCAACCCTTATTAACTCGGGTGCCTTATTTCTCCGATTATCTTCAATGATTTTTCTGGTCCATAATGCATCTGGATTATCCTCTAATATTTTGCCCTTAATTTCCTGATCCCCCAATCTGGTGCCTATATAAGGTGCTATAACATAATCAAAATATTTCTGCGATAAATTTTCCTTATTCTCAAAGGTACTCCCGCGGATAGCTATAGTATTCGGATCTTTTATTAGATTCTTTATAATTGGTATAGGCCTCGGGGTAGTGGTAATCAATACCCTCATATCTTCACCCTCACGAAGGCCGAACATTAAATTATCCCAGATATCTTTTGGATATTTAAACTTAGCTAATTCATCGATCCAGGCTACATCATGA